TTCACTTCAACCATGGCTGGGCGAGAAGACGGATAAGCGTCTATTAAAGGATCTGGTTGAGTCTTGGTATAACGTCCACGGTGTGACTTTAGCTGATGGTTTCAAACGCAAAGGGGCTATGGAGTTTGCTTGCGAAGCAATGGGTAATCCATACGCTTCGGAATTTACCGCTAAGTTATTCGCTGCATATCGTCAACAGCGTCTTAGTGGGAAAATTTTGCGTACAGGCCGCGTTAAGGCCGTTAAACCTCGTACCATGAATCTAGAGCTAGCGTATTTCCGAGCGCTGTTTAATGAGCTAAAACGCCTCGGCGAATGGGTTGCTCCACATCCCCTTGAGAACGTCCGCGAGTTTAAAACTGACGAGGCCGAGCTTGCTTACTTGACTGTTGAAGAAGTGCGAGCGTTGCTTAAAGAATGTGAGAGCAGTAAAGCGAAAGATCTCTATTTGATTGTAAAAATTTGCCTTGCAACTGGCGCGCGCTGGGGTGAGGCGGAATCCCTTACGGGAAAACAAATTTCGCCAGGAAAAATCACATACATAAAAACCAAAGGAAAAAAGAATCGGTCAGTGCCCATAGCAGATGATTTGTTTGAGCAATTGCCCAGCAGTCGGTCTTCGAAACCGCTTTTTACACCCTGCTATTCCGCCTTCAGGAGCGCTCTAAAGAGAGCAGAAATAGAGCTCCCTGATGGACAGCTTTCTCACGTCCTCCGACATACATTTGCCAGTCACTTTATGATGCGCGGGGGTAATATTTTGGTGCTACAGCGCATCCTCGGCCATACCGATATCAAGGTCACAATGCGTTATGCTCACTTTGCTCCAGATCATTTATCCGAAGCGGTAACCCTCAACCCACTAAACCTGATTTAATGGCAGCAAAATGGCAGCAGAACTACCCACTATTCGACAATATTCGCCATTATTCTACTTTCTAAGTGTTTGATTTTTTTATAACTTATTGATTTATAATGATGCTTTTTGGGACTCATAATCGCTTGGTCGTTGGTTCAAACCCAACAGGGGCCACCAAATTTTAGCTTTAAAATCAAATAATTAAGCCACCAATCAAGGGTGGCTTTTTCTTTGTAACGTGCTGGATGTCGCAAAAGTGTCTCACAAGCTTGTACGCCTAGTGAACTCTGCTATCCATGAAGCTATAATCAGGATACTTGTTGTATTGATTTTGAGATGGCATTTTAAAGTGTGTAGTGTACGAGTTGTCACGCTCGAAGGTAAGAAAGATTCGAGCTTTCAAGTTTGCATCGCAATTCATACTAATGGCTCTCACAATTTGTAAATTTCTTTTTTATTTATTTTTTCTAAAAATGGAATTGAAATGAAATTAAAATTTCCCGGATTTTATAGTGTTCCTGAAGATACATTAAAAGAGATATGGCTTTCCGAGGCGACAATTTTCATTTTTGACACCAATTGTTTACTTAACCTCTATCGCTGTGAGGATTCTACTCGCGAACAAATACTCGATGTCATGAGGGCCATTTCATCGAATATCTGGCTTCCTTTTCAAGTTGCATTAGAATATCAAAGAAACAGAAGAATCGCGATTGAAGACAGCATAGCCAGCCTAAAAAAAATAAAAACAGAATTAGAAAAAACTCATACAAAAGATATTTTGGGTAGCGTTAAAAAACACTTGAATAAATCTCTTAACGATGACATTCAATTACTTCAAAAAAGTTTAAAAACTACAATAGATGAATTTATCAATGACAAGATTTTGTTAAGGATAGAAAATAAAGAAAAAATCTCTCAGCATGACTTTATTCGCGCGAGTATTGATGAAATCATAAAAGATAATATTGGAAATGTTCCTGACCAACAAACAATTGATGAAATAGACAAAGAAGGAGAAATTCGATACGCAAATAAGATCCCACCCGGATTTAGTGATAGTGTAAAAAGTGATACTACACATTTTTGCAGTGTTAGATTTCAAAATAAGTTTGGTGACCTTTATCTTTGGAAAGAAATCATTAATAAAGCGAAAACAGAAAACATAAAAAATGTCATTTTTATTACTGATGACAATAAAGAAGACTGGTGGTTTAAACACTCTGGAAAAACACATGGTCCTTTAGAGTCACTCAAAACTGAGATATGCACCATTTCTAATATAGATAACTTTAAGCTAATGAACCAACTTACTTTTCTTAAAGAGGCTCAATGTTGCTTCAGTT